GTATATAACTTATATCCTTCCTTAATTTGTCAATTTCATCCATTAAAATTTGTTGGTCTTCTCTTATACGCTGTAATTGAAATTCATCGTGTTTAATATGTTCAGATATATTACGAATATGTTTTGACAATATATTGAGAGCTGATTTTTGGTTTTTCTTTTCTTCTAAAATTCTACTTTCCATATTTTCATAATCGGATACAACGCTTGATAAATATGGGTTATCCGATGCCAGTTCTTTTACTTCGCGATTCTTATCATAAATAGATTTGCGTTTTTTTTCCAGTAAGCTTTTCATATCATATAATTTCGAATCTTTTCTATAAGTGCTTTCTGCATACGAACCATCTGTTTTATAAGATACATTACATTCGCCTGTACTATCGTTACCACTCTCGATATCGTTGTCGCTGTCATTGTCGCTGTCATTGTCACTGCTTGTATTCCTCATAGATGACTTGCGTGAATTGTGAGAATTATGTAAATTAGGATATTCATATTTTGGACTCAATACTGATGGTCTCATAAAAGCATTCAAATCTTCATATTTTGGTTTTTTTACCATTTATAGATATATAGATATATAGATATATAGATATATAGATTATATATTCATATTTATTATTATGCAATTACAAATATGATACAATAATATCTAAATTATACACTACCCTTACCTCCTGATTTTATACATATTGCTATACGCTTAATATTAAATACAACTTCCAATACTGTGTATACTAAAGCATATAATAATCCGTGAACGGCTGCTACAGCGAGCTTACTACCATTTTTTGGAAGTTGGAAAAAGAATCCAGGTATAAACAGTATAAATATAATTACGAATATCGCGTGTTTTATAAATGTGGCAATACCTCCAAGTGATACCATTTTATTGAATTCTTATATTATGTTATATATTTATAGTTATATATTGCATATAATAAAAAAATAATTACTATTTTTATTATACTCATTGTATTCATTGTATTCATCCTTTGGTTGCCATATTTATGCCATATTTCATTATTTGGGGTATAATTTTAAATATTATAAACCATATTACATAATATATAATCGATATAAAAATAGCCGGTATAATTTTATGTTTTAATGTTTCCCAAATAGACATTATTTTTATTTTTACTTTACTTACATATTGTTGCGCTTTACCCGAGTTATGTGACTTACTATTCTCTTTATCTTTCAATGCTTGTAATTTTTTCTGTAATGGTGTTAACAATTTTGTTTTTTCTTTTTTTATCATATCGGGTATAGTCTTTGTAATTAATTTATTAAATTGTGAAAATATTGAACCAGATTTTTTGTTTTTTATGGAAGATGGTATGTGTCCTAAAAATTTATTATACATTTTTTCAGGAAAGCCTATTATATATTTTGTCAGCTTAGATACGATATTATGATATGGAACAAATCCAAACACTAAAAAATAAATCAGAAATGTGAATAAAAATCCTACAAAAAATTCCATAGGTAGTTCATATCCACACGGTATACCACCTGCCATCATACCCGCCATTTTGCCTAATTTTCCACCACCGCCGCCGCCACCACCACCGCCGCTGCCTTTTGCGGGTTCTGTATGTGGTGCGCCTCCTTCTTTTGCTGGTTCTGTATGGGCACCTCCTGCTGATGCCGCTACTGCATCCACCTTTGCACCAGCCGAAGTAACTGCTGTCATCAATTTTTCCATATTATGAATAATTTATTTGGTAGTATTATATTAGTATATATAGTATATTAGTATAATAGTTTAATATTTCTATTATTCTATCATAAATTTTAGAAAATATTGTAAAATATTGTAAAATATTGTAAAATATTGGAAATATAAAAATATAGAAATATTTTTATATTGTTATATAGATATTTAGAATGTCCGTAAAACAAACTTTAGCCTCCTCTAGTAAATCGTCAGAACCGCTACTAACTGAAAACGATTCTCGCTACGTAATGTTTCCTATCCAAGATAATGAAATATGGAAAATGTACAAAAAACAAGTTGATTGTTTTTGGCGGGCAGAAGAAATCGACTTATCTAAAGACATTGTACAGTGGAACAGTGATACCCTAAACGACAATGAAAGATATTTTATTTCAATGATTCTAGCTTTTTTTGCAGCAAGTGATGGCATCGTTACAGAAAATCTAGCTGTTCGGTTTATGAGCGATGTTCAGCTTGCGGAGGCGCGAGCATTTTATGGATTTCAAATCGCAATGGAAAATATTCATTGTGTTACAGGAGAAACAAAAATATTAACAAATAAAGGATACTATATGATTAAAGATTTAGAAAATACAAATGTAAATGTTTGGAATGGTGATGAATTTTCACAGGTTGAAGTTAAATATACAGGAGATCAAGAAATTTATAAGGTTTCTCTTTCAAATGGTATGGAGTTAGATTGTTCTCCAGGACATAAATGGCTAATTCAAAAAGGAAATCCAAAACATCCTGAAAGATGTTTATGTGAAGAAATTGAAACTACCGATTTAAAAATAGGTGATATAATTGAAAGATATATTACTCCTTTTATTGAATTTGAAAATCCAGATGAATTTCAAAATCCATATATACACGGGTTTTTTTGTGGTGATGGCACTTATTGTAATAAGTATCCTATTATTTATTTGTATGATAAAAAACGTGAATTATTACCACATTTTAAATATGATTCTTATCAAGAAAATAGTAAAAGAATTAGTTTTTATATAACAAATTATATTAATAAAGAAAAATTTGTTGTTCCAATTAATTATAATAGTGATGTTAGATTGCGTTGGTTAGAAGGGTTGGTTGACGCTGATGGATGTATTAATTTAAATACAGCAAAAGATTCAACATCAATTCAATTAGCTTCAATACATTTTAAGTTTTTACAAGATGTTCAATTGTTATTAACAACATTAGGTGTTCAAACAAATATTAAATTAAATCATAAAGCAGCAAAACGATTAATGCCAAAAAATGATGGAACAGGAGACTATGATTTCTATATGTGTAAAGATTGTTATGTTTTGTATATAACTGGAAAATCAGTAAATAAACTTATTCATATAGGATTTAAACCAAAAAGACTTGATATAATATATTGCGAAAGATTAAATGATACTATGGAAGTGTCTGAAAGAATAAAAATTGTTAGTATTGAAAAAATATATGAAAATGAATCAACATATTGTTTTAATGAGCCAAAAAAACATAGAGGAATATTTAATGGTATTCTTACTTGCCAAAGCGAAGTATATAGTCTTCTAATCGACTCTTTAATAAAAAGCGAAGAACAAAAAAGCAAACTGTTTGCAGGTATAGATAATTTCCCCTGTATCAAAAAAAAATCTGATTGGGCGCTTCGATGGATAAACGATAAGCGTAGTTCATTTTATACTCGTCTTATTGCATTTGCGTGTATTGAAGGTATCTTTTTTTCAGGGGCATTTTGCTCAATCTATTGGTTAAAGAAGCGCGGATTGATGCCAGGGCTCACGTTTAGTAATGAACTTATATCACGCGATGAAGCACTTCATACAGAATTTGCCATTTTATTATATAACAAGACACATAAAAGGTATCCGAAACAAAAAGTACACGAGATAATAAAAGAGGCAGTAGAAATAGAAAAAGAATTCATATGTGAAGCATTGCCTTGTAGACTTATCGGAATGAATTCCAAGCTTATGTCCCAATATATAGAATTCGTTGCCGATAGATTGTCGCTACAATTAGGTTACGAGAAAATCTATAATTCATTAAATCCATTTGATTTTATGGAAATGATTAGTGTAGAAGGTAAGACAAACTTCTTCGAAAAACGTGTTAGTGAATATGCATTGTCCGAAAGGACAAAGACGGATAATATATTCGACCTAAGCGCTTCATTTTGAAAGACCACCCATACTAATTCTACTATTAATGTTACTGTGATGAGGATGAGGATGAGGATGAGGATGAGGATGAGGAGGAGGAGGAGGAGTAGGTGGTGGGCGTATAATATTTCTCGCAGGTGGTTGTGGGTACGGATGTGGTTGATGTGGCGGGCGTGGCTGATGTCGCGGTTGCGGTTGCGGTTGCGATTGCGGTCGCACGTGATTCACATATTTGCTTGGCAGTCGCACTTCATTCATTTTGCGTTCTAGTAAATTTTTTACATCATCCTTTTCGAGGCGTATTTTTGTTTCAACAGCAATATTTTGTTCTTCAAAACGTAATGTTCTTGGGTCTCTTGTTGTTTCAAAGTGATATACGTTAATGTATTCTTCTTTAAATTCATAGTTAAGATTTCGTATAGTAATCAAACCGTCCATTGTACTCATATTTACGACAGTAGCGGCCTCTTTTCTACATATCAGTCGCTTAATACCGTCACACAATTGTAAAATGTGTTTGTCAAGAATATTAAAAAAACACGACCGGTCAATTATCAAACCAGCTTGTTGGGCTCGTTTCTGCATATAATTATCTTCACCTCCCCACGACCAAAAATTGGGGAAACCATTTGTCATTTCATAATCTTCGCCTTTTATAGAAAAAATACCACCAAGCGCGAACCTAAAACCGTAAAAATGTTTTACTACTCCTCGTGATGTTTCATAGTTAATTATATTTTTACTATACGGCACTGTGTCGATATCATTAAATACAAAAGAAATATTTTTATAATGGTCAGGATATTTATATTTAATTGCTAAAAATCCGATATTTTTCATCGCACCTCGATTAAATGGCAACGTATCCTTTTGTTCTACATAGTATATTGCATAATCTGTTTTCGGAATATCTTCTAAAACGTGCTTCATATATATGCCAAAAAATTCCTTATGTTCTACTCTATCCCTATAAGGAATAATAAACACAATTTTTGGGACAGGTGGCGATGGTGGCTGTTCAATATTATTATCTTCGGAAAGCAAAGTAGATTTATTTTCATTATTTATTTCAGAAATATCCAGTTTAATTTCGGATACTGAATCAGTATTATTTTCCTTTTTTAATTTAAGTGTTATATTTTGCTTAATCATTTGTGTATGGTTGTGATTGTGGTTGATATTATTAATAGTATTAAAAATATTATTTATAATAGTCTATAATTTTATAATTTTAATTTTTGGGCGAATACTTTTCTAAAATAACCCGTGGTATAAGATTCTCCTTTATACTTTCCAATTTTTTGTAACACTTATTTATTGTAACTTCGCTTGTTTCGCTAATTTTATTCACATCTTTTTTTGATATATTCAATCCGCATATTTGTGAAACAAAGTATATGATTCCAGCAGCTATAGAATGAGGAGTGTTTTCAGGTATTAGATTGTTTTTTTCAATGCGCAGTGCAATAAACTGACACAGTTTCGTCAATTCAGTATTTACGCTTAATCTTGTACAGAAACGCTCAATAAATGCTTCCGGTCTCGTCTTACAAAAGCTCGTCTTATCCGAATTGTCCATATCATTTTCAATCTCATTAATAATACATACAGCATTCTTACATCCTTTGGTTGAGCTAGTATTATCCAGATTAAATATTGTCGCTATTTCTTTCGCCGTTCGCGGGCAATCGTGTATCCTAAATGCGATGTATACCGAAGCTGCAATAATGCCATCTCGATTAGACCCGCGAAATGTCTGGTGCTCCGATATTTTCTTATGACACCTAAGGGCCTCGTCAATAATAATCTTCGGAATACCGGCATTGTTGGCAATAATAGTAATATGCTGAAATTCATTATACTGCGTCTTTTCTTTATGTGGTGAAGACTGCCATTCAGTATATCTCCTTATCTTCCTCATTTCATACGACGATACACCATCACACAATATTTTACAACCAAAAGACGACTCGACGAGTAAAGGATTTATTGGCAAACCACATCGCGTAGGATCACTCATTTGATTGTCATCTACACCATAATATCTCCATTCGGCTGATTGGTCCACAACATCTGTATAAATAATGCTACATTTAGGGTTCGTACATACAAGGAACCCTTCCTCGGATAACGATACCGATGAACTACACGTATCGCACATTTCACGTTGCCCGGCACTTCTATAAATACATTCTATGCTGTCCCTGTCTTGTGCTACCTTTTGAATACCTGCACGTGAATCGTTACACAGTCGGAACGATTCGTTGATTTTTTCCCACAAATCTGCTTTATTATTATTATTATTATTATTTATTTTATTTTTGTATGTCTTATGCGTAATAGGTATTCGAGATAAAGATAAAGATGGTTCGGGCATTTTGTTTAATACTACTTAAATGTTGCTAATTTGCTTAAACTTTCTAAACTGGATTATAATCTTTTGGTTTGTTTTAAACTATATTATTTATTTTTAATTCAATTTTATTTGTATTATAATTCACGGAATGTAATTATTGTATCTATTTTAATATTAAAATGAAAATGAAAATAAAAATGAAATATTCAAAGAAATAACAAATTATTCAAAGAAATAGCAAATTATTCAAAGAAATAGCGAAATATATACAAATAAATTTTATCAATAATATATCAAGTAATAATATATCGAAAATAATATATTCATAATATCAAAAGATGGGTAATAATTCAAGCACGGTAAAAAATAAATCATCCTGGCATAATATGGCTTCAAATAGTCAGGATATAAAGAAACTAACCGAATCAAATTCGAAATTTCTTTCTAAATTAAATAACATTGCTACCAACTATATTTTAGGTCAAAATTTCCAAGATATGATTCGTCTTACAAATTCTAAATATTGCGACGATTTAGTAATTATAACATCTAAACTTTTAAAAAAATCATATTCGTCGCAAGAGATACATTATGCTTATCAAAAAATATTCAACAAAGGTGTAGGTGTAGGATTAGGTATAGGACAAGATGTAAAACAAGACCCAGTGTTTTTAAGTAAGCGTGATTCAGTATTAGGTGGTTCTATGAGTATCCAGCAAAAAAAGAAGATGTGCATTGATATCGCTAAATATTATGTTAAAATTGCGCATTTATTTGCTGCTATTATAACTACACTTAATCCAGTATTTTCGTGGAGGTCATCAGCATCTTCGTCGCGTGCTTTATTGAGACCGCACGTGGTCGAAGAACCGGATAAAAAAGCGGAAGTAGAAGGAGAGGTTGTAGAAGGAGAGGACGGAGAAGGAGAGAACGGAGTAAAATTAACTGCTACGCTTGAAGATAAGCATTATATATCGGAAATGGCACAAGATATAAAGGTGGAAAATTTGAATTTCTGTAATTCGCGTATATCTGACTTAATGGATATGGAAGAGATAACCGATTTAATGGATGGTAAAAATGATATTTCGGATGGGGCAGAAAGGGTGTCTACTATAAAAATAAAAACAAATTTATGTACCAGTAATTTAAATAATAATAACGAGGGGTATTCCCGCAAAAAAACAGTATATGATTTACCTGGATTTGCCGAATTAAGTCGTTTATACTATGACAGATATAATTCGAGCAAGGGGCGTTTTGACAGAATGTCGTCAGAAAGTGAAGAAGAGAAAAAGAGAAATGTTGCCTTACTATATACGCTTTTTACCGGAGATAAAAACCCGCCTAAAGATATTAAAAGTTTCAAGGATATACCACTTCATTCATTTTCCGATGATATAGAATGTGATAATATGGATTCTATTTTTAATAAAACATATATGGGCACAACCAAGGATAAATTATTTGTAGATTATGTTGATACGGTCAAGAAAATGATATATGATTCGAATATGATAAGAAATTCATTGTTAGAAATCATAGACAAAATATTTATTATAAATGATAACGTATCAGGAGAACCACGAGAACCGGGAGAACCAAACGAAACCGCACAAGAAAAATATGTAATTGACCACACTCTAACATATGAAGAATTAGAAATACTTATAGTCGATGCAAGAAAAATAATTCTAAAATTGTATATTTCGTGTGAGCGAGATTTTATTAGCACATTGAAAATATTTCAGGCTATAATTGAAACACAAATACTTGAGACAAATAAAAAGCAAATAAAAGAACTAGAAATTGGTATTGAAACAGAGTATGCCGCATAGGTGGTATATATTACAAAAGTGAACATTTATGTTATACCTAAATAGTGTATGACATAAATTTTACCGAATCGAGGTTCAGTATGATGATGAGGGAGACGTCGAAATATTTTGGAACGAACCAAAATAATCTTAATCTATTATTTAACGACGACGCCTGGAGTGGTGACGACGCTTGGTCCTGCAGTGACGACGACGTTTGCGACCACCTTCCTGTCCTTGAGATTGTCCTTGAGCTTGAGCTTGACCCAAGCCCTCGGCTGCGTGTGCAGCTTGTTTAAGGCTTGCTGCGGCTTCACGAGCAGCCATTGCAGCCTTTCTGGTAGTGCGTTTAAGAGTCGCACGAGCTGCTCTAGCTCTTTTACTGCGTCTGTGAATAGATGAATGTCTTTTTGCCATTTTATATAATATATATATATAAAATAATAAATAAATAATGTTATAAATATGAAATAAATAATGTTATAAATATAAAATAAATAATGTTATAAATATAAAATAAATAATGTTATAAATATAAAATAAATATAATTCTTATTTTATATTTCAACTCAACAATTTCTAAATATTACGTATTTATTTTATTAGTTATTTTATTAGTTATTTTATTAGTTATTTTATTAGTTATTTTATTCATCATTTGACCAAATAGTATCATTTTTCCAACACATATGATCGCCTTTTTTTATATTGAAAATATTCTTAAATATCATTGAACGCGCCAATGGGCAATTCGTTCTATATTTTACTAAAGGATGTGGATTTGTTTTTATATTAAATCGTATTGCTTGTTTATATATTGCCTCGCGCCATTGATATGCTAGATATGCAAAAAATGTCCTAAACCCTTGTTCCTTAATCTTATCGATTGCTCCCATACTGGTTAAATACCTATTTAAATAACCTATGCACAATTCCATTCCTGAAATATCTGCCATACTTTCCCCAACCATTGTAGAAGCGTCCATCTTAATACCATCCCACGACGCAAATAATTCATATTGTTTAATAACATCACTAACTTTATTATTAAATATTCTTTCATCCTCTTTTTTCCACCAATTATTCATATTACCACGATGGTCGTATAATCTTCCAGTATTGTCTAAAGAATGTGAGAATTCGTGACCAAATGTATATCCAATATGCGATAAATTATACTCAAAACTTTTCGAATTTAATGACACAAATGGGTCTTGTAATATAGCAGCCGGAACATAAATATTATTTTTTGTAGGATTATAAAAGGCATTAACTATATAGGGTTGTGTACCATTTAATGATAATCCACCATTTACGCTAAAGTCTATGGACGGTAACTCCGCAAAATGCTTCCCTTCATTTCTTATATAATATTCTCTAACTGCTTGTGACTGAGCAAACATAATACCATACGCATCGTCTTCCGGTAAATCTACATCCAAATCTTCTATCATAAATTTTGGATACACCGTTTCGATTGATATCGTTTTTAGTTTAAGTAGTGCCTCTTTCTTGGTGTCAGGTTGTAGCCACTTATTTTCTTGTATTACTCCTATAAATGTTTTTCTTATTTCCTCCCCCATCGTATTTGCTAAATAGATTGACCCAGGTTTTACATACTTCGATATATACAAACGCGATAATAGCGTATTGCAACAATAAGATAGAGCAAAAATCGGGAATAATTTTTCCGGTAACATACCAGGCTGCCCCTTTGCAAACCTCTTAAAAAAATCATATCTCAACTTTTGTGTTTCGCTATTATACAAAGCCATCTGTCGTAGATACATATAATACCAATAAGCTTTCCACTTCTCTGTTTTCCATTCCGATTTCAATGTTTTTAATATACTTTTTATATAACTTTTACTACCTGTTATATACGACTTGGGAACATCATTGCTATTAAAACCCACACTCTCTGCAAATTTTTTCCAATCAAAGCCTAACTTATTCTCGCTATCACTTATGGATACGACGTTGTAAAAATCAGGCGACTCATCTTCTGATATCGTATATATCGAGTTTAATATATCTATCTCACACTCTATTACGTGTCTCGGATTTAATCCGTGTTTAGGACCCAACATCTTATCATATAATTTTTTCAAAAATTCGCAAAACTTATCGGCAAATTCCTCCCTAAATTTATGTGTATATTTTGTAGTTTCGGTCCCCGTAATATATAAATCATAGTCGTAAAATGACAAGCTTGGTGCATTTATATGACTCCTTATATTTACAGCGTCCTTTGCATCCTGATACGTAGACCAGGAGATTGGACACCCCCAAGATATTATTTGGCATCTATTTACATTTGATAAATACCCTATTAAATCGTCGTTTTTTACATATTTTTCATATTCACTTTCCATAATATCAACATGCTTTTTTATTTTATCATGTGTAAGTCTAGAATGTTCCATTGATTTCATTATATTTTCCACTTTTTTAGCTGTGGTATTTTTATTATTTTTATAATATTCATTTGCTAACTGAATAATTCTATAATTTACAGTATTCTGGACAAATCTAAAATTGTCTAATTTAACAAAATAATACTTTTTATAATTTAATTTTACATCTTCCTTTTTCATCCACGAATAATTTACAAACGTGTAAAAATCTTTTGTCGGACTAAGATGGTTAATTTTTTCATTTTTTTTTATATTATTTAAACTATCATTTATATTTATTTCTGTATTTAATCCATCTTTATCTGTTTTATTATCTTTAATAGGTATTAATATATTTTTTGAATTAACCACCGTCGTGTCTATATATGGCATTTTTATATAGTCAAAACCATACGACCTATCCGAATTTATATACTTATTAAATTCTAATGTCTTGTTATCCTTTTTATACTTTTTTGTTCTAGTATTAGTTTTTGTTTTTAAT